CCGTTATTTAACGTCTGATGAGCCTCTGGTTTACCCTCCCAGTAGCTTCGACGGTGGAGACGAACTCTCCATACCCAGTTTCCGAGTCTGCGTCACAAGATTTCTCTTCTTCACATCCGAATAGTCTCATCATTTCAAGTGTGTGCTCAACTCCTAAAACGCTTTGCAATTGCTCCGTCAGAGTTTTCCTACCGGAGTAAGAAGAGTTCATCTGGATCACAATTAATTCTGCGTTCGTTGGTGATGTTGGCAATGTACTTGATGATAAAACGAACTTTGCTCCTCCGGCTGTAATAGCCAGTGCTCTAATGGATATCAAATTAACTGAGGTAGAACCAGCGTTAGTTATGTTTGATACAGTTCCATTTAGAAAAAGCGTTCTAAAAGAGCAATTGGTCGGCGTGACTGTAGTGGTGATACCTGCCGTGCTAGCCCCCCTGTGCAACATGACCACAAGATAAATTCCTGAAGTAATGTTAGTGGGGAAGTTGACAGTATCCACTCCCGCGCCTGTTGTTGTGAATGTTAAATCCATGTTACCACTCGTTTTAACCGGTGATCCATCAAATGGACCATTGTTGGTATATGAGGTTGCATTGTAGTGAGCCCATTTAGGTTGTCCGAACCCTCCTGGGATGCTTATAGGTTTAAGTAACTCAATTTCCCAAGTCACCCAAATTTGTCCTATATTAATACCAGCTGCCTGCATTCCTGCTGTTGCAATAGTAACTCTACCCCAGTCATAAAATCTGGCATCTTCATTAGCTTTGAGACCTCCAGTCCTGACATACTTAACGGATTCTGTCGATTCTGAAGGTTCGCATTCTATTGGATGCAGAATTCTTTCTGAGGGTTTACCAGCATTTGAGTACATAGTATTCTCCATTTCAATCAAATCGCCAAAAGGATCACGTGCAACATTGTATTGCGTGGCGAGTGCCACTACACCCATGGCATTGTTTGTCGAAGAGATTGCGTCACCACAAGTGGGCACAAACTCTACTAACATACCATGTAATACATACTGTTCAAATGATGGTGCGATTCCAGATAGCCAGTTAGAAAATTCTGACAATCCAGGATTGATTGTAATGGTTCTACTAGAGAATCCAACCGATGATATAAGATCTCCTATATATTCACGCCTAGAGATAACAATAGTCCTTCCACCGTTTCTGAATATCGGGACACCGCCTCCTCCAGAAACAATAGAGTTTCTTTTAATTTTGTAATCTCCTTTACCAAAGATTGAATTTGCGAGGAGCGCTGCTCCTCCCTTACCAATAGCTGCACCAATTCCAGGAGCACCAACCATACTACCAAGCATGCCACCCAAAGCGGTACCTCCACTTTGTATAGCAGCTTTGAGCATGCGCTTCGCTGGATTGGTTTTGTTTGTTCGTTTCCTTGCATTAGGTTTTCGTTGTTTTCCTACTTTCTTAGCCATATATATTAT